ATTAGTATTATCAACTAATTTATAAATAATAGCATCTCTATTTTTTATATTTTTTATTGAATAATCTTTTTTTATTTCATTCATATATGAATTAAAATATTATTTTTTTTTGTCAAACGAAAAAGTGATAATTATTCGTATTAAAATGAAACTGATACACTACCATTTTTATTTACACTAAATATTCTTCTAACTAACACCCAACAAAATAATCTATTATTTGCTATTGCTCTACTATCTTTTCTCATAAGTTCTAATGAAATAGGTGTGCTATTAACTCTATAACCATCATTTCCAAAAGATATTCCCATAGGACTATTAGAACCAGTTTGTTTATTTTGATCCATAGTTCCGTTAATATGGTTATCACTTAGCCCAGCAATATCCATATAGAAAGGTGTAGGAATATATGCACCTTGATTTCCATTCCAAGTTGAATAATAATAATAATTCTCTGCTTGTTTTTGATTAGATAATGGAGTATTTAATAATTTTTGATTATTGATAGTTAGATTAAATCCCCTTGCTTGATTATATGAATAACTATAATATCTTCCGTGTGTGGTGGCAACTGCTAAACCACTTGAAGCACCAGTATTATAAAATGGAATAGTATTCATAAATATTCCTCTAACAACCCTATCAGCTCCAGTTAGAATTACTTTATCTTTAACCTCTTCATCTCTTACTGTATCTGCTAAACTAGTTTCTATAAGTTGTAAATCTACATAGGACGCTAAATCTCCACGCTGTCTATATGCTTGTTCTATTTCCGCCATTTTATCTTGAGAAAAATATACATAATCGACTATCATTTTTGTTGAATTTTCATCTAATCTAGTATTAGCAAAATGACTATTTCCAGTATCTTTTACGCTCCTTCGTCCTATATCTAATGTTTCACTACCTTCATTTTCATCTTCTAAATCAATATGAATAATTACTCTTTCATTATTATTTAAAAGATATAGTGGTAAATCAAACTCATCAGTAAAGAATGGGAATAATTCTTTAAGACTAACTGAAAATGTGGGTGATTCATTAGCAACATTATCTAATGCACTAAATAAATTAAAATCTACTACATCTGCTGGGTTAGAGCCACTTAAATCTACTTGACCAGTATAAGCACCCATTCCATCATTTTTATTATTGGCATTATTTGCTACAACTCTATAATTATCATTAGTTAATTTTTCAACAGCATCAATACCTAATCTTTTACAAGATTTTACTAAACCTCTTTGATTAGATATAAATTGGTTAAATGCGGAACTGGTGGCTACTGTGCGGTTTCCAATCATAAGACGAATATTTTTGATGAGAGCAAGACCACCCGAGAGCATTGGGAAGTATGCTAGTCCATCAGCATAATTAGAAGAACCAACAACAGCACAAAAAGTTAATCTAGAATTAGGACTTAAGATTCCTTTATTTTCTAAAATATATCTAACGTGGCCGTTTTTACCAGTATCACTAAAACTAATAGGTCTTAATATTTCACTTTCTACTCTAACTTGTTGTGATTCTAATGGAACACTACCACTAAACTGAGATAATTTTACATCATTAGGCAACATTAACTCATTAATAGTCATTTTTCTTGTTCTTTGATTTCTACTCATATATAATATAAAATATAAAAAAAAAATAAAATAGATAAAATAAAAAAAAATTTATTTTCAAAAATAAATATTTTATTAAAAATTAAAAAATATAAAAAAGTTTTATTTTAAAAAAAGTGATATTTATTCGTTTATGTTATTACTTGAACTTGATTATTATTAAATGTAATAGTTTGTCTATTAATAGCAAAAAGATATAAAGTATGATTTGTTGGTGAATTTTTAACTTTACTATCTATCTGGAATTGTAATGGTTGAAATCTAAAGTCTTGTCCGCTTCCACTTAGATGACCACTAAAATTAACTCCTACTCCAGCACAACGACAATTTAAAGTATCTACACCGATAAAACCATAAAATTGAACTAAATGATTAATATTATTAGTATAATTACCAACTTCATAATGATTATTTCTAAAAGGTTTTACTGCATCAACTACACTTCTAAATATACCAGCCCTTCTATCTCCAGTTGATCCATCATTAAAATTTCCTTCAGCATTACTAGTTAAATCATATTTATAAGGATATAAAACACCATTTCTAGACCAAACTAATTTAGTAATAGGTGCTAAAACATCATTACTATCAACTAAAAATCTACAAGATTGTCCGTCAGCATTTAAATTATTAATATCGCTAGATTTACAAAAATTAACAAAACAAGAAACTACATTAGACAATCCCATATTTATACTATGACTTGAGGTATTTGAATTTAATGAATCTACAAAACCAGTAATAGAATTAAAAGTATAAGGTGGCATAGATCCCATTTCTCGTCCCAAATCAACTTGTTCGCTAAATGCAGTTTCTAACATATCTTGGGTTGGATTAACACCTTGACTTCTCATCATATTAGAATATGATTGTTGAAATAATGATTTAATTTTTCCAGCAGTTCTTTCTTGGTCTGTAGGATTATAATATTGACCTATTAGTTTTACATTTCTTAAGACATATTTATAAATTGTAGTATCACTTGATTTATCAAATCTAACTAAGGCGTTGTTAGAGGGTGCTAAATTCAAAACTATTTTGCATCCTTTCAAAGCAGTTTGTCCTAAAAATATAGGTTGTGACATCATAAGACCAGTATATAGTGGAATACAATAATTAGAATCATATTGATTATCTGTTGCTGTTGTTCCAGATTTATTGCTATTTCCTACATTATTAAAATTATATTCTTGTGATAGTGATACTCCTTCATTAGTTCTTTGGTCGTTAATTTCTTCTTGGTCACTAAAACCACAATTCATAAGTGTAGATACACACCTATTATAATTTCTTACAGATTCCAACATAACATTAGATTTAAAACTTGATATATCTATTTGTTGAATTATACTATGTAATCCATTAGAACTTGAAAAACCCGCTTGTGTTCCACTTCCATCTAATTTAGTTCCATCTGCTTTTTGAATTTCAACATCAAAAGATAATCTAACAGAATTACCTATTAAATATTTTTCTGCATCTGCTATATGAAACGCTATTGTAGGTGTTCCATCATCATAGGAATATGTATCATTAGTGCTACGATTTGCTGGTTCAATACTAAAATATTCTATACTCATATATAATTTAATATATTTTTTTTTTAAAATAATAAAAATATATAAAATTTAATTAAATTTAAAAAAATTGATAGTAATTCAAACATAATAAAATTAAATGATTGGATATATTTATAAAATTACTTGTAATATAACTAATGAAACTTATTATGGTTCTACAACTCAATTATTAGATAAAAGAAAATATAGACATACTTGTAAAAATAATTCTTATAGTTCTAAACAAATAATAGATAGAGGTGATTGGAATATGATAGAAGTAGAAAAAATAGAATTTAATGATAAAAAAGAATTATTATTTAGAGAGCAATATTATATTGATAATTTTGATTGTATCAATATAAAAAATGCTATTTTAACAGAAGAACAAAAAAAAGAATATAATATTAGAACTACTAATGAATGGAATAAAAATAATAGAGATAGAATGTTAAATAATAAAAAAGAATATTATATTAAAAATAAAAATTATTTTAATAGAAAATGTTGTTGTATAATTTGTAAAGAAGAATTATTAGTAAAAGGTCTAAAAAGACATTATAAAAGAAAACATACTTAGAAAAATACTTCTAGTCCAGCAGAAGATACTTTAATTCTTCTAATACTACAAACATAATGATTTAATATTGTATTAAATTGTAATCCACTAGTATTAGTATTTAATTTTAACATTAAATCTTTTCCTTCTAAATTTAATGACCCCTTGCCATAGCTCACACCTCTTCCTAAAACAAAACAATCCTCAAATTCTCTTAAATTTTGAACTTTATATTCACAACCATCTTCTAAAGATTTTTTAACTTGGTCTAAATGTAATGCCTCTGGAACATTATTACCTACTCTTTCAAGGGGTATTCTTTCGTTTGGTTGATTTTGATTTAGATAGAAATATTGATAATCAGTATATCTATCATAATTAGATTTCTGTTGATTATTAATATATGTTGCAGTTGCTATTGATACTGGTGCTGATATAATAGATTTAATCCTTGTTTGTGTCACTGGAATATGAGAAATAATAGCACTATTACCGCTATTATGACTATTTTGATAATTAGTAATAGTTAATACATCATAATTCCATCCTTGAGATGATGATGCCATAGATAGTAATGAATTAACCCATTGCTGAGGTGGTTGAATTTCACAGACTTTCATAGATAGATTACTAATTTTATATGTTCCAGCAATAGTAGAAGTATCTACACCAACATAAACAGAATCACTACCTATTCCACCAGTTCCTCCTCCTATAGCAGTTCCTATTGTAGCAGTTCCACTAAACTCTATTCTAAATTTACCTCCATTAGTAGATATTTTAGTGACTGAACCTAAATCATTAGATATTGTAGTATCACTAATTTTATATAATTTAATAGTTTGTCCTAAATTTAGAGGACAACTAGAATTTTGATAATTAGATTCTGTCCTATGAAAACCTTTTTTCAATTCATTATTTATAGTGACACCAGCAGTTCCCACTAAAGCACCAGTTCCAATAGCATCACTTACTACTGGATAGTGTGTTGCACCAAATGTTGCAACATCTCTATTTACTACATTTGCTCTATATGATTCTTTAGTTGTTCTTAATTGAATTTCTATTCTTATACCACCAACTAAAGCATTACAAAATACTTCACTTTTTCTAAATATACCAGTATGTAATGGGACATTAATTCTTTGTTTGCAAGAAGTTCTAGCAGTAGATATATCACCAGTTCCTAGCGCTAATGGATTTTTAAATGGTGTCCAAGTAATTTCATTTTTTGGTTCATTAAGATAATTCCAAGGTTTTACTAATTCAGTCATAGATTTTTTATCTAGATCACCAACTAAATTTTGTGTATAACTATATAAAATATCTACCCATAATGAATAATTATCTATTTCTTCTAACATTTGGGCGTTTGCTCCAGCACTATAAATCCTTACTGAACGAAACATAGAACTAACACCTTGCCGTAATGGTTCTAATGGTGTTCCATCACTATTTTCAATTTCTAAATCAAAAGATAAATATGATGCTGATGGGTCAAAAAACTGGATATTTGGTGGAATATATAGATCTATTTTACCACTATTTTCTGTAAAATCTTTTCCATTAGTTGATTCAATATCTACCCAAGATGTATCTATTTCTGCTAGATTACTAGCTTTAAATAAATCTTGTGCGTAATTATTATTTTTATTCATATCTTCATTTTCATAACTCATATATAATTATAATATATTTTTTTTTTTAATTAAAAATTTAATGGAGCAGTTTGTCTAAATTGTTGAATATTAGTAGATTGTTGAGGTGATGCTATTAAACTTCCTTCTGGTTGATTAGAGGCTTGAGTTTGAATTTTTTTTGCTTCTTCTTGTTTTTGTTTTATTTTTTTTCCTTCTGTTATTTGTTTTACTATATCATAAATACCATAACCTATAGCACCCACATCGGCGAGTTCTCCTACGATAGGGATTGCTTCTAGACCTCCTAGTGTTTCTAATCCACTACCTATAGTTTCTCCTAAACTTCCAACTTTAGATAATGCTTCACCACCAACTTTAGATGCAGTTTGTAATGCAGTTCTACCTCCTTCTTCTAATCCAGAAGTTAATGGTTCTGCTATATCTTCTGTTTCTTCAAGTGGTTCAGCAGTTAGTCTTTCATCTCCAGCGTCTGGTCTATCTTGTTGTAGTCTTTTAAATCTTTCTTCAAAAGATTCATCAGTTCCTAAATTAGATTCACTAGGATTATCAGTTTCATTAGGTTCAGCATTTACATTTGAATTTTGTGGATTATTTTGTTCTACTACATTTCTTATTCTAGTAGATAATTCAATATCATTATTTTCTAATGGTGTTTTTACTTCATTAGGCATATCACCAAATTCACTTAATCTTTCACCTAATCCTTTAGTTCTTTCACTAACATTTCTTATTGCTTTACCACCTCTACCTAATAGTTTTGGTGCTGCCTTCAATCCACCACTTGCACCTCCTAAAAACATAGCGATAGAATTATTTTCTTCTTGTAATGATTTAATATTTTCTATTTCACTTTGTATATCTTCTGCCTTACCTTGTGCTTCTTCTTTAGCATTATTAATTCTATTCATAATATCGCTTAATGAACTCATAATATATATTATAATACGATTAAAAATCACAATATATAAAATACAAAATAATTAAAAAATAAATTTATTAAAAAAATGAAAAAGTTTTATTTTTAAAAAAGTGATAAATATTCGTTAAGCATTCCATAATATTTTTCTAGACCAATAATTAGGACTATTTTTATTATTATATGTAAGTTTTCCATCTTTATCTCTTATTCCTTTACTTCTTGCTAAATATGATTTTCTCCTTTCTGGATCTTTATGCTGTGTAAAATCTTGCATATTACTATCTCCAAAGTGGATTAGTCTTTTTACTCCATTCTTTAAAACAAATACCTTGCCCTTCTTACCTTTTTTATTAGATTTAACTGGTTTATATAGTGGTCTTTCTTCAAACCATTTTTTCGTCGGTTCTTTCAATACCATTATTATTATTATTATTTTTTATTTTATCTTTATCTATATGAGATTCATTATCAGTATTAACATCATATAGTAATTCTGTAAATTCTTTATATGCTTTCCCATTAGGAATATCTAAATATAAAAATGAATATCTATTATCTTTTAATGAATAATTATACATAGATTTTAAATTTTTACTTCCACCAAACATAGTTAATTCATCTGCAATTTTATCTAACTCTTTTTGATTAGGTGTAGATTTTATAATCCAATATTTAGTATTTGACCTAATACTATGTGATAAATGTTTATAGTTTTGACAAGAAAAAATTATAGTTGTGGAAATATGTCTATGTCTTTGTGATAATAAAGAAATAGCAGATTTGTGATTTGAAGCACCATTAGGATTAGAACAATCATCCATAATTAAAAGAATTCTTGCTTGGTCTTCTAGCTCGTCTTCATCTTCTACTTGTTGAAAATCTATTAATTCATTTATAATATCATCATTATATTCAGTAAATATATTAACTTTAGGCGATTGTCTAAAAGCCCACATAGATCTATCTACCATAGCACTAGGCGATATAAGTATTATACTATCAAAAATATCTAAATACCATTTAAATACAATATTATTTATTAAAACACTTTTTCCACTATTAGTTGTTCCTATTAAACTAATAATAGTGTGTGGTTCAACATTAGGCAATACTTCATTAACTGGGTGAGATAGTGGTTGTTTTAATTCTTGTTGATTTTTTAACATAGAAATAGATAAATCATTATAATATTTTTCATTTTTATCATTCATAATATAATATATAATATTTTTTGTTTATCTCATATTCCATAATAAATTCCTTCTTGCTTCATCTAATTTTTTTTTTGATTTTTCTTTTTCATTTTCTAATTGTTTTTTATAAGTATTAACTTTATGATTAGCATAAATTTCTACTTCTTGAGCGGTAAATAAATCTTTTGGTTTATTTTGTTTTTTTTGTTTTTTTCTATAAACTACTTTTTCTTGTTCTGGTTCTTCGTCCTCACTTGATTCTTCTACATAAACAATCTTAGGTTTCTTTTTTTGTTTTTTTGGTTTTTTTACATATACTATTTCTTGTTCTTCTTCTTCAACTGGTTCTTCAACTGATTCTTCTAATTCATTATGTTCTTCATCAATAATTTCTACTGTTTTTTTATGTTCTACTTTTTTAGGAATATCAATAGGTTTAGATTCTTCTAAAACTTTTTTATTAGCATTTTCTCTATCTTTTTTTTTTTGTCTTCTAACTTCTAAACTTTTTTCTCTAGCAATTGCAAGTTTTTGTTTTGCCTCTTCGCTTAATGGTTTTCTTGGTTTTCTTGATTGTTTAGTTTTTTTTTCTACAAATACTTCTTGAGGTGTAATATCTTCATTTTGTATTTCTAAATTATTTTCTTCTTCTTGATTTTGTATATTTACATTAGGAAAAGTTGTCATATATTAATACAAATATTTTAATTTTGTATTTATTTTTTGTATTTATCCCATATTGCTTTATCTACTTGCCTAGCCTTTCCATTCATAATAACTGATGCCAACCTTGCCCTAGCCCATTGTTCCATAGTTGTATTAGGACGAGATCCAGCAGATTTATATGCACCACGCCCCTTAGATAGTATTTTATCTATACCAGTTTTACTAATAATATTTTTAGATATAAAACTATCATTAGTAATTTTTTTACCATATTTTTTTTCAAACTTAACTACGTGGGAACTTCTTTTATATGGATATTTTACTTTCGGTCTATCTTTAATAGTTTTAGATTCTATACTTTTTATTTGTTTTTTTCTATCTTCTTTACTTAATTCTTTTGGGACATATTTTGGATTAATATTTGTTTTTTTAACCATATACTAAATATAATAAAATATATAAAACCCATATATAATAAATATAATTGTAATTCATTCATAATATAATAAATTTAATAATAAATTTAATTAGTATCTGTAAAATTTGGTGGAACTATTTGAATTCCTAAAGTTGTTTGATTTTCTGTAGATACTGCAACATTATCATTAGTATAACCATCTATATTATCTGCTTCTGTTCCATCTTCAGCAACTAATTTAATATCTATTCTAGATATAAACATTTCTTCAGCATTATTTAATTTAATATATGGATAAGAATTATCAACTACAAAACTATTTTTTGTTGCTGGTTCTACTTGTCCGCTTTTATCTTGTAATCTCATTATTCCTAAAACACCTACTCTTCCCAATCCAGCCATATAACAATCCATTCCACTAAAAGAAGTAGTAGTTATATAAATTGGTCGTTTAACTGCATCATTCTTAATATATACACTAGCAAAATTTAATCTAATACTACTATCTGGTGCTATTCTTATAGGTTGTGGAAATACAGAAGAAAAATTACTATTAGTATTATATGCTGGAAAACTACCACCATTATTTAGATTTTGTGTTCTATAAGTTGTTGCTGTATTTAAGCTAGTTAATGTAATAAAACTCATATACTATAATGAATATAATTTTCTAAAACGAATTAAAATCACAAAATAAAAAAAAATTGATATAAAAAATATTCTATAATATAATTAATGAATATAATGATTAAATATATTATTTACTACATAGAAGAATTAAAAAATGAAAATGTTGAAAAAAGATTTTATAATTATTTTAAATATTATGAAAATGATAAAAAAACAATACAAAATATAAATAAAGAAATAAATAGACAAAAGAAAAATTATAGAGAAAATAAAAAAATAAATTCTAATTATTTAGATATAATAAAAATTTTTAATAATAAATCATATAATATTAATATATATTTTGAATATGATGAAAATAAAGTAAATGAAATATATAATAAAAAAATTAAAAATTATCCTTATAAATTATCAAATAAACCAAAATTAAAAAGAGAATTATATGATAATACTTATAGTGAAAAAGATATACAAAAAGATTATTTAAGAAGATTAAAAAACTATGAATATGGTAAAAATCTTATAATAGAAAAAAGAAAAAATTTAAAAAATAATTTAATAAATTTGCATTCTTTTAATAAATTTATAGAAGGTGATTTACAAAAAATAAAAATATATTTTAATAATTTTATAGATAAAAATAAAAATTTAAATAATAAAAAATATAAAATAAAAAATAATCCTAATGAAATAATAAAATGTGATTGTGGTATGACTTATACTAGAACAAATAAATCTCATCATTTTAAAAACCATCATAATAATACTTGTATAATTATAGATATTTAATACGAAACAAAATCACTTTTTTCAAAAAAAAAAAAATAAAAAAAATTTAATTATTAAAAATTTAAAAAA